CCAGCTGCAAAGGAAGCACCAGTTCCAGTGGTGCTCATTTCTTTTTTTAAACCTTTGATTTTTAACTTCATACTGTCACTATTTCATTAGAAAGATCGAGATATTGTAGTAGCGCAACTAAATGATCATCTTTTAACTTTCTAGTCTCTAGAATAGGAGCAATAAGATTTATAACTTCTTGGATTTTTATTTTAAGTGCAGGATCCTCTATTTTACCTACGTTTTCTTTCAGCACAGTAGATATACCTTTAAATTTTGTATTTAAAAATTCTTTAAGTTTAGGAGCGTCGCTTGCACTATTAATATATTCTTTAAGTACCTCTTTTTGTTCTGTACTTAACCCATCAAACTTTGTATTATACTTTTCAAGCATAATTTTATACGTAAGAGAACGTGTACCTTTATCTAATGACATTAATTCTTCAACTAATGGAGATAAAGACATTTTAGTATCTGGGTTAGATGTAATGTGTTCTAATATAGTAATTTTAGATGTAATAATTGATTCGGGATTAGCGAATTTTTTATTAGTATGTGATTCAAAAAGTACATATGTAGAAGCTAGTAGCTTATAATTTTTTATTTTAGCCCCAAAGAAATCATTTATATCGAAATTTTCTTTAATTTCGCGAATTAGATTATATTTTTCTTTAGATAGGGCTTCTTTATCTAATCTTCTAGATAAATCTAGTACTGTAGATAGTACAGATTCAGCTTTACCTTCTGATAAAGATATAGATTGGTTTATTGTTTGATAAAGTTTATTTTCATTAGCAAGTTCGCTTTTAGTAAAATATTTTTTTACTAATGCGGCTGCTTTAGAATTTCCACTGGAGAGAGTATCTGCAGTAATTTTACGTACTAACAGTTCAAACAAGATACCAGTGTTCTTGTATTTATTATGTTTTATTTTCATAAGTAGTGCGCTACTAGCTATAAATATTAAAATTACTTAACTTCCTCGCGGATTTGATCTTCATCTAATAACTTTTCACCTTCAAAAAGTGATACCTTTTGCTTAGGAAACATTTCCTCTAACATTTTATGGTTTTTAGCATAAACTGCCTTAGTACTTAAATTTTCTACTGTAATGCCGGTATTAGATAACCCAGGTCTATCTTCTTCTCCTGATTTAGATTTCATTCTATCTTTACCTAATGTATCTCTACCTAAATTACTGTCTTGTGTTCCATAGTTAGATGCTTTTTCATTTGGTCTACCAAGAGCTCCTTCTGGNTANTCTGGGTCATTAACACTATATCCTGATGGAACACCCTTACTTCCTGGGTATCTACCTGCTCCATATAATGAAGCTAATGCATGTGGTGTACCATACGCTTCACCNGATTCAGCNGGATCATTTCCTTCTTCAGCAATTTGATTTGTACGGAAATTTCTTTTCTGATCTTCAATAATTAAGTCTCTATATTCTTGATATTGATCTTCACTAAAGTGGAAGATATTATCATATATCCAATCAGTTGGCATTAATTTAGTTTCTTGCATTTGTTGTGCAAGTTCTACTTTTTCTTTTAATAAAGCTATTCTTTCTTGATCATATATGATAGAAGGAGTAGTTAATGATAATTCAAAATTTGTTAAAGCAGCACCATCATACCCTTGTGAATATAGGTGTACAAGTGCAATTTTAGTTAATTCTGAGATTAATATTCTTTGAATACGTTCTACTGTACGAGCAAAACGAATATCTTCAGCAGCTAATGTTGCTTTACCTTCTAAATCACCTTCATATCCTAAATAAGCTTTTGGTACTTTTAAAGCAGCAAATAATTTATCTCTTAGATATGTAACATCTTCAATAGCAGCGTAATCTAAACCTTTTGTTGTTTCAATACGTGTGGATTGATCACCACCTCTTACAGGAATATAAAAATCCTCTAAGATATTTTGCATATTAAATTTTAAGTTATAATCTCCTGTATTTGGATCAACATATGGGGTTTTCTTCATTTTGTTGATCATACGTTGCATATATGTTTCAACTTCATTTGGTGGAATATTTCCAACATTTACGAAGAAAGTACGTTTTTCAGGCGCTCGAACAATTCTATGGATAAGCATTGCATCTTCCATCAATGTCATTTGTTTCCATATTTTACGAGCAGGTTCTAGATATGATCTTCCGTAAGGGAGATAGTTGAAATCTGATAGTAGGCGGAAGTGAGCCATTTCGTAATTATCAAATATAACTTCGTTACCAGTATTTACACCCATGGATGGGTTAATTTGTTGAAACCCTAATGCATTTTCAGATACCGAATAACTTGGATCATATTTAAATTTTACATCAGCTGGGTTTTGTGGATCTGTACCTTCTAGTCTTAAAATAGTATAAGATGAAAATGGTACAACATTATATACACCAAATTTTTCAGATATTTCTAACTTTAAGTAAAAATCACCATATTTGATCATGTTACGTGTCCAACTCCATAAGTTGAATTCGATATTTAAAACATCATAAAATAGGTTATATAATATCTTCTGTACAGTCTCGTCCGATGAACGAATTTGTAGTACTTCGCTCATATCATTACGTAAAGTAGCTTCATCAGCTACAATATCTAAAGCAGAAGCTACAATAGCATCCGTATCCATCGCTTCATAATCAGTATATAACTGAATTCTTGTAGATGGAAAATTTGTTTGTTGTTGAGTAACATAATTTACACCACCTACTGTACTATATAGTTTGTTAAATCTATCAGTTAATGAATTTGTTTGTAGTTGGCCTAGTGATTGAATTTGGTCTGAATCCGCCACTTTAAGTTGATTACCTCCAACGTTTCTAATAATAACGTCTGTAGAGAATAATCGTCTTAATCTACCGAATAATGAAGTATCTGCCATGTTTAGTATATATAATAAATATTAATTACCCTAATAACCAGGAAATATCTTCCTTATCACCATATGGGTTTTCCATTTCGTATGGATTTTTATATTGGTTACCACCTTGATAAATGTTAGGTGCTTTATAATTAGTAGAGTGTATCCCTCCTAATGAAGCACGTGCCATATCTACACCTTGTTGTCTAAAATGTAGAGCTGTATCTCTTAAAAACATAGATATACCAAATGCCATAGTTAAATCATCATTATATCCTGATAGGGCTTGTGCTTTACCATGTTTCCATATAAATGTTCTTAATTCCTCTAATAATCGTTTTGAACGGAATATTACAGATTTTTCATGAAGATACGAAACTAATTTGGAGACAACAAGTGGTCTTGTCTTCATTGATGTAGTAAATCCAGGAACCATACCTTGTCCATTTTCATATCTAGAAAGATATTGATCAGCATTGGTCATAGATACATCCATTTTAGGTGAGTAATATAAATTTCTATATCCTCTATCAATTAACTGTTGAATTACAGCCCACCCAATGTTAGCATTTTCTACTACTAGTAAAGCATCATTATATTCGGTAGCTATAGCAAATAATAAATTACCATAATCTTTTGTTTGTACTTGTGCCTTATATTCAGCAACTTGTGTTGCTTCTTCTATATCAAATACATGAAATGCAGAATAGTCATTTCCATCACCACGAGCAACATCGGCTACTACCATATAATCTCTAGAATAGTCTGGAATTTGCCATACCCATAAATTTCCATCTATACCCCTGCGTTCAACTGGTTCCTGCATGTGAGTTTTTTCATAGAAATTTAATATATCAGGTTCAATTACAGTATCCCCTGAGGTGCTAAAGTCACAATCACATTCCTGTGCTGCCATTCTAGGTCCTAATATTACATCCTGTTCATCTCTCCAATCTTGATTACGCTCTGGGTGNACAGTCCATGGTAACCTAATTGGTAAAAATGTNTTTTCTCTTGCTTCTGCTTTAATCCAAGTTGAATGAAACCAATTCCCAGCACCATAAGGTGTAGATAAAGCAATACACCCACCACCAGTAGCTAGGGTTTGTTGTGCTGAGGCAAATATCTCATCAATTCCATCAATAAAAGCTGCCTCATCAATTAATAGTAAAGATACTGCTTCTGATCGTCCAGCATCTGAACTTGCTGCTGTGGCTTTAATTTGGGATCCATTTGCTAGACGTAGTGATAATTTATTATGTTCTACTGTTTTTATCCTTAACCAAGATGGTAACTGGTCATAAGCAAATCGTACTTTGGTTACCATATTTTTAGCAGTTTCTTGCTTGGTAGCAATACATAATACGTTTCTATCCTTGTTGAATAACATCATCCATAAAGCATAAGCAGAACATAATGTTGATATACCTAACTGTCGAGACTTATTGATAACAATATAGTCTTCATTATGCATGTGTAAAAGTACTTTTTCTTGAAAAGGGTATAGATTAAATTTAATTCTACCCCGTTGTGGGTGTTGAATTGTATAATACTTTTTCATAAAATACACCGGATCTTTGGCGCATTTTATAAATTCGCTTTTTATTATATTTTTTAAATTATCGGCCATTTAATTGATCAGAACAGCTGCAGCTATAGCAATAGCAATACCAGCACCACCCATTAATTTGGTTCGAATTTTTTGTTTTTTAAGATCAGCTTGTAACCTTTTGCTTAATTCTTTTTGAGTTGAAAATTGTTGATCTTTTTGATCAATAATTGATTGGTAATTTAGAACCTGTACTTTTAAATTTGAAACTAATTCACCTTGTGTGTTTAATTTATTATTAGTTTCTGTAAGAATAATCTGCATAGTCTCCATTTCCTGGGATAGACCATCAAATTGGATTAAATCTTTAATAACTAACTTAGCAACCGGCTTAGTTAATTGAATCTGTGTGCTGTCTGTAACGCTTTGCGAAAAACTGTT